CCGAGATACATAATGCGTCTTGTTTTATTTGTAACTTTTGTTGTATCAGCAACATAGATTTTTACTCTCTTAGTGTCAATCACCTTGCCAAATCTGTCCAAAAGTTGAAATAACGGCAAATCACTAGGTTTTCTCAAAGTTTCGTCTGTGTAATCTATCGGGCATTTAATAACAATTTTATCACTATATTCAGTTACATATCCACTCAAATTAGCAAGTCTTACATTGTACTTATTATCTACAAACTCATAATTACTGTAGTACATTCCGTACTTAAATAGTTCCAATGTACCGCCTTTTTGGATGTAAAAAGCGTCCGGTAAATCTAGTTTGCAAGTTTCTTTTGCTAATTCGTATCTTGTGTCATTTTCAGCAATCGTGTTAATTGCTTTACCAACAATTGTTGCCTTTGCAACCTTGCTTATGTCAGTACCACCGTACCATAGCCAAATGATGTATTTGTATTTAGCGAGAGGACTAAATGTAATTTTGTTTTTTGTGTCAGCAACAATTCTCTTAAAATTACTGTTACTGTCATACTCAAAGACACTAGCATATAAAGTACTTCTGTCAGTTGTAATAGTAATAGTGCTATATTGTGACAAGTCAAGTTTATCTGTTATAAATGCTGAGCCATCTTTTTCTTCGCCGGTTGTTTTGTCAATTGAACCGACTTTATAACTGCAATGTAAATTGTAATAGCCCGTCGAACTAGTCGCTATATCTGTTTCATTTTGCTTTATATTAGCTTCTGTTGTGCTAAGTCTATTGATAATATCATCAGCACTCTTAAGTTTGTCAATGTTATCAACTAAACCTTGCACTTTGTCAGCTTTATCTCCGATTTCTTTGATTTCTACTAATGCGTCATTAAGTTTGCCAAATTCTTGACTTTCAACAATTTCTGATTCATCAGAAATTACAGACTCAGCAACCTTGACCGTAAAGGTTGCTGAGGTCACTATTTGCTGACCTTCTTGCAAAATAACTTCGCAATTAAGCAGACCCGGTGTGTCTAACATAATCTTAGTTAATTCAACAGTAATGACATTCTTTGTTGCATCAACTACAGCAGTATTGACCGCTTTGGTCTTGTTATTAATACTTGCTTTGACTGTTGCTACGTAGTTGTTAGATAAAGTGATAGTGTTTCCATTTTCTGTGAGAGTAATGTCAATAAATCTTGTCTTACTGTCGCCCTGATGGGCATTGAGTACCGTAAATGCTCTAGTGTCATTAACATCTAGAGTGATTTTTTGATGTTGTAACTGCATTTTTATTCCTCCTTTTTGAATAAATTTGCAAGAGATTTCTTTGGTGTGCCTAATTCGATAGTAATATATCGCTCTAGTAGAGAGTCAAATACTACTTTGGTTACTTTTGCCTTCGCAGTTGATTGCAAAGTTGGAAAATATACTGATATAGTATCGCACAACGCTATACTCTTCATCTCTTCGAGTTCACTTTCTGTTGTAATAGTTAAAGATACTTCCGGCACTGTAAGTTGATTTGCTTTAACATACGCTTCTGTCGCATTATAGATATTAAGATAAACCGTTGCGCCTGGTGTGTTCATATTCATTTTCTTTGATTTCAGCGTTTCTGTTAAATCCAGCTCTAAAATTTTTCTGTGAAAAGTCGTGTCAGAAATCAAAGTATATACAAGTGGCCCGCCGTTCCGGTGAAGATTTAAAATTCCGTAAACGGTTTCGTTCATTGAAGTGTCTTTACCTAACTCGACTTTCACGTATGGATATATGTGAGTGTACATTTTTTCAATGTTCTTTTCTTGTTGAAACGATTTAAGATTAACGCCATATTTAATGACTAAATTCTTATTACTTCCACGATTTTTAAGAAATTCAACATTGAAATTATTCCATTTATACTCACCTTTGAAAATTTGCAAAAGCGACTTTGAATCGCCACCAAGAAAATCGCCGACGGTGCGGATAGAATGAACGTCAACCTTTTCACTTCTTACAGTAATATCGCTTGTAAAACTGAATGCTTTATCATCATCAATAAAAACAACACCGTTGCTATTTGTGTTAGAAAATATAAAGTCCCAAATTTCCGAAGGTGTACCGGAACAAACTCCATAACTATAATGATCACTTGAGAATAGATACAAACCACCTTGAATAAGATTGTAATTCAGGAAATAATGGATGTGCCTGCCGGTAAAGGTTCTCTTTCTGTCTGTGATTGTTGAACTTTCTGAATAAAGCTCAAAAATCTGTGGGACCTGCTGAGGATTAGCTTTTAGCTTGACAAATTTGCCGACTTCAATTTTTTTTGAAAGTGGGTCATTATCGGAGATTACGACAGTAATCGAACATTCAAAAATACCGTTTCTTTCTTCCGTAACTGTGCATTCCGCACAAGTTGTTAAAGTTCCTAGACCGTTCGTGTTAAGTAATTCTTCCTTTGTAGAATTATTTTCATACAAAATTGGTAACACTATAATCGCCTCCAGTTTGGTACTACTTTGACAGTAGTACCTGAACTTGCTTGAACACTAATAGAATTCAATCCAGGTGAGAGAGTAGGAAAGTAAACACCGTTTACACATTCGTTATGGATTTCACTATTCATAACGCAATTACGGTTTTCCGTGTCGATAATGACAGAACCGGTGATGTTTTTGACCGTAAAAGTGCGTCTGTTTGCGTAGAATGTAATCGTCTTATTTTCTCCTTCGACAGAAACTAAGATTACGGGATAGGATATTTCTTTTTCAGGATTGTAAATAGTTAACGGCACTATAAGAGTAGCACTACTAACATCAATAGCCTTTTGACCTTCATAAGAATACAAAAATGGTTCACAAGTGAATTTAATTGTAGTCCTCATAACGCCGGCATTGCCGACTTGTAAATCGGAAATATCAGTAACTATTGCGTTGTAAAAATAACCTTCCATATAATCTAGATAAAGTTGACTATATTCAGTACCGATAAGCCATTCAGACAGTCTTTTTCCTAGCTCTGCAATATTTAACTTGCAGAGCGTAGGGAGAAAGGCAACTTGTTCTTCGAGTTCAATCGAATTATAGGACAAATTATCTTTAACGACTTTCTTGCTTCGTCCCGGGATGTCAACAAGTTCAATATTGGGCATTGCGAATTTTCGCTTTTTCTGTTCTTCAACAACTCCGCCAAGTTCGCTTAACCAATTATCTTTAAATTTCAAGTCAAACATTCTTATCACCACGCTTTCTGCTGCTGAGCAATATCAGCGGCTAGAAGTTCTGACATCCTTCTAGTGATTGATTGTAAATCACTATCGCTGTAATTGTTAAAATTATCAACATTTAATGTAAATGTCATACCGTTTGAGCTTTGCGTATTTGCAGTTGATTGCAAAACATTACTATCAGCTACTAGCTGACCGTTTGAGTTTGTTGCAATGCCGGCTACCGCCGGTGTTAAAATTGGCATATCAAAACTGCTGTAAGCGTCGACTACTTGTCTCATTTGGTCCTTTGCGTTTGCTACAACACCTTTAGTGCTGTCTGCAATACCAACACCGATACCTTCACCAACAAATCGACCGACTTCGTCGCGCATAACTGTTGAAGGTGAGTGGATGCCAAAAAAGTCTTTGATTCCGTCAACTACTCCATCAACAAAACCTGAGATTTTGTCTTTAATCCATTTAACACAATTTTTAATACCGTTCCAAAGACCTTGTACGACATTTTTACCAATATCCCACATTTCTTTACCAAGTGACGCTAAACCTTTGACGATTGCAACAATAATCTGAGGCAGATTTTTAACTAATTCCACAAGCATCTTAGGGATTGCCTTAACAATGCCCATAAATAGTTGTACTGCACCTTTGATCAGTGTTGGCAAGTTTTTAATCAATGTTTTAACGATAGTAATAATAATTTTGGGTATCTGTGGAATTAGCTTTGTAATAAAAATTGGGATTGCTTTAATTAAGCCCATCATCAACTGAATACCACCTTTGATAATAGCGTCAATGCTACTAATTAAACCGTTTACAATGCAAGTGATAATTTTTGGTAGATTTTTTACAATCGCCGAAATTATTTTAGGTATTGCTTTAATAATACCCATTAACATTTTAATCGCACCGTTAATAATTTTTGGTAACGCTTTGACAAGTGTACGGACAGTAGTGTTAATAATCCTTGGTAGTGCTTGTAACAAGGCATCTATCACTCGTGGGATAGCGTCAATAATACCGCTAAGCATTTGGACCGCTGCGTTAATAATAACATCAATACTATTTAACAATGTTGTTGAAATAGTGTTGATGATTGACGGTAATTGCTGAGCCAGTGAAATAACCACTCGTGGGATAGCTTTAACAATAGCAGATAGCAACTTCGTACCGGCTGCCAAAATTCTAGGCACTGCTTTAATCAAAACATTGATTATTGTTGTAATTATCTTCGGCAACTGTTGTGCCAATCTCGGTATTTGTTGAGTTAATGAAGTTATCAGTTGAGAAACAATTTTAACTACTGTAGCAGTTAACTCTGGAATTGCTTGTAATATTCCGTTTGCTAGAGTAGTAATTAGTGACATGCCTACATTGACAACCTGAGGCAATGCTTGTATTAAGTTACTTAAAATAGTATTGACTAATTTGCCTATTGCGTTGCCAAATTCCTTGTCTGAACCTTTAACACCTGTTACCATACCTTTTAAGGCCGGAATTACATCGCCTGAAACAGTCTGAACCATATCTCTGAGCGGACTTTCAGCATTTTCAAAAATTGAAATTTGAAAATCTTGGAAAGTAGACGATAAAATTTTCATATCACCGTCCAAGTTGTCAATCATTCCGTTAGCCATTTCTTCAGCTGTACCGTTACAGTTTTTTAATGCAGATGAAAGATTGTTAACATCTGTTTCACTACTGTTCATTAATGCCATCCAACCCGAAATAGCGTTAGTGCCTGCAATCTTCTTCGCATAGTTGGTTTGTTCCTCTGCGGTCAATCCTCGCCATGCTTGCCTTGATTCATTAATAACATCAGACAGTGCTCTAGCTTTACCATTAGAATCGTAAAACTGTACACCAAGTTTTTCTGTTAATGTGCCTAAAGCACCCAGGCTTGTAGATGAAGCACCGGCATCGGTTGATAGTCTTGTCATAATAGCTCTTAGAGATGTACCTGCCTGAGTTGATTTGATACCATTGTTAGCCATTAAACCAATTTGTTCGCCAACATCTTCAACACTATATCCAAGTGAGCCGGACAAACTGGCTACATATTTAAATGTTTCACCCATCTTGCCAACATCAGTATTCGCTGATGTTGCAGTTTTTGCTAGCACGTCAGCAAAATGGTTTGCATCGTTAGCTTTGAGCCCGAAAGCTGTCATTGCGTCTGTAACAATGTCAGAAGTAGTTCCTAAGTCTTCACCGCTTGCAGCTGCTAAATTCAATACACCGCCTAGAGCTGATGTAGATTGTTCTACATTCCAACCGGCCATTGCCATGTATTCAAGTGCTTGCCCTGATTCTTCAGCCGTAAAAACTGTACTTGCACCCATTTTTTTTGCTGATTCTGTCAGCTTGTCAAGTCCTGCTTTGTCAGTATTTGCAATACTAGCAACCTTTGACATTTGAGCTTCAAAACTTTTGCCAGTATTGATTGTTTCGGTGGCAAGACTTTTTAGCCCTGACACTGCTGAAGAAATCCCACTTGAAACTAAGTTTGCAACTGCGCCTTTAAAGATTGTAAAGCCACTTTTAGCGTCTTTGGCTTTTTTACCCGCATTTTCGACAGCGACGCCGACATCTTTAATAGAAGTTTTGCTTGTCTTAGACTTTTCGCCTACTTTTTTAATTTCGTCACCGGTTTTATTTGCTTTTTTGCCTGCATTATCAAATTCATTCCCGACATTTTGAAGATTTGATTTTGCATTTTTTGCTTCTGTACCGGTTTTTTGCAAGTCTGTGCTTGTGTCTTTAATTTCTTCATCAGCATTGTCAGACTTAGTGCCAGCCTCTTCTACTGCTAAACTAAATTTTTTTAATTCACCTTGAGTTTTTGCAACTTCACGCTCAAATGCTCGATACTGTCCCTCATCAATTTCACCTTGAGCAAATTTATCTTTTATCTGTTCTTGCACGTCAGAAAGTAACTTAAGCTTATCTTTAGCACTATTAACTTGCTTTGCAAGCAGTTCTTCTTTTTGACCCAACAAAATCGTGTTTGTTGGGTCTAGCTTTAATAGCCTTTCAACCTGTTTAAGCTCGGACTGTATATCTCTAGACTCTTTGTTCACACCTTTAAGTGCAGTAGATAGAGCTGTTGTATCAGCTCCAAGTTTGACTGTAATTCCTTTTATTGATGATGCCAATACACTCAGCCCCTTTCATATTCTTCTATCTCAGATACATAACTTTGATATTCTTCTTCCGAAATAACGCCTTCTTTGTATCTTCGCTCCACAATCGGCAGTGCTTTCTTTGCAATCTTATACGCGGATTCAGGGTCTTCCCATTTTCCACCTTGACGGACCGTTTCAAATCGGTCATAGGACCGGATGAAATTCAAGCACATTCCAATGGTGAGGTTATCCATGTCAACGGTGCTGAGCCCTCTAACGGTTAAACACGCTAACAATTCTTCTGTAGTCATTGTGTCACCATCGGAGCTTGACCCAACACCGTTTACGCGTTTTTTCTGTCGATTTTTAAGTCGTTAGATAAGATTTCTTCAATCTGCTGAAAAATATCAAAAACCGGAAATTCTTCAAATGAGTCAAGCCATTCGAGCGGTTCTGGAATTGAATTATCTGCGTTCTTGGCTAAAGTCCAAAGAATGTTATACATTACTTCAAGATTAAATTTTTCAATGTCATAACTAACTACAGTATCTTTGCCTTTAACCTTCTTAGTCTGTACCGCTTCTTCCATCTGCGCGAGTTCGGCAAGGAATTCCTTGCCGAACTGCATTTTATAACGTAGCATTACGGCTCCGCTATTTCTAAATCTTACTTTTTTACCGTCAATGGTAATAGTTTTTTCCATTACGCAGCAACCTCCTCATTAGGTAGTGGTACCTGGTCTAGTAGTTCCATACCCTCAAATTCGGCTTTAACAAGATTGTCAGACATTCTCTTTCTAGCAGTGATCTCAAACTCTGTTTGCTTAAAGTCAAACTTGCCGTTTTCACTTGTTGAGCCACTTGACTTTGGTCGTGATGCCTGACAGTTGTAATAAACTGTAGTCTTACCTTTGCCGTCTGTGGTTTCTTCAATAATCAGATAAGCGAAATAAGGCTTTGTAGAACCTGCGTATTCTGCTGTACCCTTTGTATGTTTTTTATCGCCAAGCCAAACTTCTTTGATCTTGTCGATAGCGTCAATAATGGTGGTTTTAATTGAGTAGCCACCGTTCTCTTCTTGAGAATAAACACACTGACCATCAGCAAAAACTTCTGATGTGTCGCCTTGAGGGTCCGCCTCAAAGGAACTACAACCGGCTTCCGCTGAGTCTAGCCATACGATTTTTTCGTACACATCTTTTGCTTTGCCTTCTGTCCAAGTTGTGCTAAGTAGAGCATAACCGTTTTTTACAATTGTCTTTTTCAATTTGTTTTCCTCCTTGTAAAAAAAATCAGGCACTTGCGAAGTAGTAAATTACTTCACAAATGCCTTCATCTTGTATATAGATTTCGCTACTTGTTTCGTATGTTCCACAAGTGGCATTTAATATTTCTTCAACTTTCTTTGTTGTTTTTGTATCATTTTTATCAAAATAAACTTCTAAAGCAATAGTTTCTAATTTAAAAGCGATTGAACCGTCTGCACAAGTACACTCAACCTCATCAGTAGTCCAAATCGCATAAGGTAGATTTTGTTTCTTGCTGAATGACAAATGAGCACACGCTATTTTATTTTTTTGTAATTCTTTTATAACCTCTTTTAGTTTCGTTTGACTCATTTTCATCAGCCTTTCAAAATTGATTCAACATCATTTAAAAATTTAGGAACGATTTTTTCTTCTGCACTACCGATGTGGGGATAGGCTTTAACTCTGCCAACTCCGCCTTTTTTTGCGTGACCTTTCTCAAGCAAGTGGGTTAACTGATAGTTTGTAGCGTTGTGCACGATAGCGGTATAATGACCATTTTGTTTTACTTTTTTAACTCGCCAACCCTTTTTATAATCACCGGTTTTGACCGGTGAAGTGCTTTTGAGTTCATCACGCAGAATTTTCGCGTCTTCTTGAATTACTTGTTCAAGTTCTTCTGTGACTTCTTCAGTGTAGGTGTTCATTTGCTTCGCAATTTCGTCTGCAAAACTGCTAACATCAATATTCATTCTGCACACCATCAACAAGTTTCGTTGATAGATATAGTTCTAACTTATCTTTAGTTTTTTGATAAGTTCGATAAATGTAATAAACTTTATCATCAACTTTGACTTTGCTTTCGTTGCTGTAGTCAACTGCAAAAATTAAAATCATCAACTGAGGCTTTAAACCTGCTTCACTTGCCTTAAAAAATTCATTTTGCGTAACAGATTTTTTGTTGCAAAAAATTTGCTTTTCTGCTGTAATGATTTTTTCGTTGCCTAGTTCGTCAAAATCAATTCTTTCGCTGATTAAAGTTGCGACAGAATCAAACATTGCTATCAATCCCTTTACGGTTCGCAATTGCGTCCCTTAATTTTTCATACTGTTGAATAAATCTATCGTCGCCATCGCCAAAATTGCCTTTGCAATAAAAAACAATCGCTTGAGTTATTAACGCAGAATTTGTTGAAGATATTGACACTCCTGCACCCTGAAGATCCAAGATGCAAGAGTCAATTAACATTGATATTTCGCTGTCAAATACATCTGCTGTAAGTCTCAGAGATAATTTGACCGCCTTAATAATGTCTTGTGAGGCCATTATTTAACCTCCTTAATAAATTACGCAGATTTTTTTACTAGTTTAACTAGGCTATCAGTTCTGACTGCCTTGCCATCTGCAAGCATAACCATATCCAGTACCTTGTTGTGAGTATCGTTGTCAATATAGATATTAGTTGTTAGACTTAGCGCCTCATTAAATACATAGTCCTTAAAATCAAAAATTGCAGCGAATGTAATATCGCTAGCTGGACTATCTGTATAACTCTTGATAGCATCCTCGCTGATTGTGTTGACATTTCTGCCTAGTAGCTGGAACTGAGGTTTACCGTCTAGACCAAGGTTAACGCGAGCGATAGGCTGACCGTTAGAATCTGTCATGCCAAGGAACTGGAAGAATGTAGCACGAGTCATTACATATTCAGCAGTTTCACTATATACATCTTCGACAAGTGTTTCTGCACTAATTAGAGTTGTATAGTTTAGCTTACCTGCTTTAGTCACATTAACAACCTTACTAGTTGTTTCTGTTAGGATGCCTTTAGGACATCCGGTGCCGGTACCGTTGATAATAGCCTTATCAATCATCTTAACCATTGCCTGAGCCATTAAGTCAGTAAACTGACTTTCAAAGATTTCAAGGCTTGTAACCTGCATAAATAGTGAAAATGAAACCTTACAATTGAGTTTGTGAGCCATAAATGTAATCTTGCTTGTTTCAATTTTCTGCTTGTCGGCGCCTTTGTCTTCGTCAACCCAACTTGCTACCGGCTTAACTGCTAGTGTTGGGAAAGCAATAGCAGATTCGTAGTTAGTCCTAAATACTTTAGCATAGAAAGTACCGTAATTTTCTAGCTTGGTAATAATCTGTTCATATAGAATTGTTGGGACGATAGAACCGGCAGTACTAGAAGTTGTTACTTCGTTGCTGAACTTTGCCGGAATTTCTGTACCATGCTGAACAAAATTCATAAATGCTTTTCTATATTCAACACTTGCGAAAATGTTAGTAGGTTCTTCGTTGTTTTCGCCTGCATTGCCGGCAAGTGGTAGTGGCGCAGGTGTCTGCTTGTTGTCTAGCGCGTTTAGATTTGCCTGCACCTGCGCAAACTTTTCAAATTCCTTGTCAAGATTTTCAATCTTTGCAACAAGTTCGCTAGCTTTGTCAAGTTCGCCGTTTCCGTTTGCCTTGTTAGCTTCGTTGATTAGATTTGCTCTCTGTTCGAGATACTCTTTTTTGTTTTTAAAATTCATTTTTAATCCTTTCTCTGCTTTAGATTTAGCAGTTCAATTTTTAGTTGATTTTCTTTCTTTTTCTTCTGCATTTTTGCAATTTTGGCCGGTGAAATCATACCACCGACTGAGGCTACAAAAGATAAGTTAGCGTTGTTGCTATTTTGCTTATTTTCAATAATTTTGTCGCAAAAGCCCTTTTCGACTGCTTCTTCTGCTGTAAGCCAAGTTTCTTTATTCATCAATGCAAGTAACTCACTTTCCGCCATACCGGTTTTAAGTCGATAAGCATTTGAAATCGATTTATTACATTTTTTAAGAACCTCAGCTTCGTGCTGATGGTCCCGGTTGTCGCCATAAAGACCACTTGAAACATTGTGAATCATCATTAACGCAGTTGGTGCGATTTCACTATAACCGGCGCAAGCGATAACACTTGCAGCACTTGCTGCAATACCTACGATTTTGATAGTAACATTACCTTCGTAGTCATTGAGCAGTTGAAAAATTTCGCTTGCTGTAAACATATCGCCACCGCAGGAATTGATATTAATTGTAACATCATCACCATTAGCGTTCTTTAGTTCACTAGCTATACGACTTGCACTTGTACATTCCTCGCCGAAGAAGTTATAAATCCATTCTTCCGAATTATTGATGATTGGACCTTTAATGTTAATCTCTGTCATTATTCATCACCTCCTTCACCGTCACCAGTTGGAGCCGGTTCAGGGTCTACTACTGTTGCGGTATCTAGACGGCGAATAGGGTTATCGCCACCTGGTACCGGACCAAGTCCAAGAGTTTCTCGCCATTCGTTAACAGTTAGAGCACCTCTATCTACCAAATTCATAAACTGTAATTTGCTCGACAATGATGCACCTTGCAGATTAAATGAGCCGACAGAAATCTTATTTCCTGAGCCCCTTTGACGCCTTGTAAATAATTTTCGTGTCATTTCCTCTTGCAGTGCCTTGATAAATGGCTCTATCTCTGCTTCGTAGTAAGCATTTTCTTCATCTTCATTTGCAGTCGATTGCAAAATCTTTTCCGACATTCCAAATAAAGATAAAATTCTTGTTCGGGTTTTCTCCATTTGCGTTGCGTTAGGCACATAGTCTTGTGCGTTAATCTGAGTAGCGTCTGCTTTGGCATCCACTGCAGCTACGCCCACAGAATCACTTGAAATATTCAAGTAATTATCAGCAAATTGCTGTGCGTTCGTTTTTAAGTCCTCATCACGCATTGAAGTTGTGTACTTCAATAGCCAACGAATTACTGAACTATTCTTAATAGCATTGATAATGCCTCTGTCAGTAGTTTCTACAACTTCCATCAGTGGTGAAAGCGACTTGGCTCTACTAGTTCCGAAAATATCGTCAAAAGCAAAGTCACCACGAATGTGAATAATATCACTATCAGATACAGAAAGCCTTTTTCCACGAGGAAAGTTGAAAGTATAAAATAAGTTTCCTTGTTTGTCTGTATCTGCTGTAGCGGATAAACAAGAAATTGGGAAGAGCTCCGACGGCATACCGTTCTCATCACGCAAGATTAATATATGTAGATTTTGTGTAAGGTCCATAATGGCCGAACACTTCTTAAGAAAGTCCGTAATGCACATATACCTATTTGGTTCTTCAAGCAGAAAACGCATATACGGTTCAGGGTTAATCTGTAGTACCTTGTTGCCGTTTTCATCCGTCGAACTTCTTATGTGGTTGATAGTAAGTTTTGCTATTCTTTTTGCTTTTGCATTAATACAAGAACGGACAATATCATTTTCATAAGGACTGAAGCCCCATGTTGAAAATACATTGTTGTCCTTAATTACATCAACTCTACTAATTTTTCTTACTTTTCCGGTGAAAAAGTTTTTAAATCTATCAGTTATCTTCAATTTCTCACCACCTTTCAACAGAACATCATTCCGAGATGATATTTTTTAAAATCTTTCCATTTGTCAACTGCAAGTTCTGCAAGTTCTGCAAGTTCTGCAAGTTCTAGAGCCTTAACAGCTTTTGCTTGTGCTACTGCTGAAGTATGTATTTCAAACTTCATGAACTTAAAAATGTCAGGATTGATATTAATTCCTGACAAGTATCGAGACAAGAACTTTGGTAATTCTTTCTCTAAGATAAAATATAAATATTTGGAATTTATGCCTTTCGGCTTGATTATTCCGAACTTGGTTTCAAGAGTTGAACTCTTATCTAAATATCTTATAGTTTTATCAGTAGCAGAAAACTGTAAATATAAAGTGCCTTTTGAATACACTTGATTTTTCTTTACTCTTTCAATTTCTGCAACATCATAAAGTTTCACAACCTTGGAAGGCTCATTTTGTAATTCTTCAGCTATGGCAATCATTGATTGATACGCAATCCAATTCTTATTGACTTCTTCAATCGGATTTTTATCAAGATAGTTCAAAAACGGCATTATACCGTTTTGGTATTCTTCTTCCAGTTCCGGTGTAGCAAATTCAAAATCTTGTATCATTTCAGCTATTTCTCTTTCTTGCTTCTGAATTTGCAAATCAATGTTCACGAGTTCCTTAACTGTATCATCAATCGGTGGTAAAGGTTCAGGCTCATAATTATCAACATATCTCGGAATGTTCAAATTATAGTCATTTTCAATAATCTTTTGCAAATTTACAAGACTAGCAAACTTATCAACAGTTCTTCTGTTGTGATAAGTTTCTACTATTCTATCAATTTGTTCTGAGGTCATTAGATTTTGTTTGCCGTTTTTTTTGAAGTCCCTACTTGCGTCAATAAACAAAATCTTGTTATCCCTTTTGGCCATATCGAAAACAACAATGCAAACAGGTATTTGAGTATTAAGAAATAGCTTGTCCGGTACTCCGATTATTGCTGATATTAAATTATTATCAACAAGTTGCTTTCTAATTTTCCCTTCAGCTGCACCTCTAAATAACACACCGTGAGGCAGAATGTAGAATGCTTTGCCGTTGTCATTTAATCTTGATAAGCCATCTAGCACAAAAGCATAGTCGCTTTTTGCTTTTGGCGCTAGCTCATAACCGGTGAACCTTTCGTCTGTAACCGGTTTCCAAGAAAGGGAATAAGGTGGGTTAGATATTACGCAACTTGCTTTCTGCTTTTCATAATCACCAGCAACAGTTATGTTACTGTATTTTTCACCTTGTGCGAGCTTATAAACTTTTTCAACTTTGTTTTCCAAAACATTTTTTTGCAATACTGTTGCTTTTAAATTTCTAATACACAAATTTAAAAGCAAAATTGGTATGCTCATTTGAGATAGTTCCTCACACTGATAGTTTATATCTTTTGAGCCTATCCTGACTGTCAGCGCACCGGTACCGCTACAAATATCAATAATATTTTCCGTTTGTGGCAATAGTTTTGAAATTAATGTACACAAGCAGTCGGGTGTATAGTCTTGTTTTAATGCGTTTCTATTCGCATTATTTTTTTGAAAATAATCTCTCAGACAATCGTTCTTATAATCAAAATCATATTGAAGTAATTTATCACAGAGTTTATCTTTTTCACTTTCATTCATCAACTTTGAAAGCAACACTTTTGGTAATTCAAAACTTTCGCTGATTCCAAAAATGCTGTTGATAGTTGCAGTATCAAGTTTCTTTTTCTCTTCAAAATTAAAAACAAACATCTGTTTCACCTCGCTATATTAAGGTCATGTATTCATCACGATTATTACATAAGACAGTATAGGCATCCAGTAATGCTGCTGTACCGTCAATTCTTCTTGTAGCCTTGCTAGTTTTCGCCGGTTGAATATTGCCATTTATATCTTCATCGATAGAGGTGTTAGATAAACACCACTTGTCAATAGGATTGTTATTGTAAACTATGAGTTTTTTCTGCAAGTCGGCTTTTAGGTTTTTCATAGGGTTTGACAATGTTTTCTTGCCTTGAATGACCGGCACCATAACATCACCGAATGTGTTTTTCATTTCGTCCACCCAATAAACGGCGGACCAAGAGTCATAGCCAACTTTGTAAATATATATATCGAGTTCATTTTGAACTTCCGCAAACCACTCTGTTACACATTTTGCATTGATTTTATTGCCGGGCGATAATCTCATATATCCTTTATCGACCCAAACATCATAGGGAATTCTATCTTCCTTTACTTTTTTGTCAAGCAAATCGGCAGGGATCCAATACATTGACAAGCAGTAAATGCTTTCATCATTTGGAACACAAAACAATACCTTTGCTGCTGTAAGGTCAGTAGTGCTTGATAAGTCAGCACCACCAATGCCATACCTCGGTTTTAGTTTCTTAACATCAAATGTTTTCTCATTGTTGAGTTCCTCGAAGGTCAACCAACTTTGTACAGAAGTTTCAGGAATGTTGAATTCCTTGCACAAAAGGTTTTTAACAAGTTCAGTCTTGTTCTTCGCTTTATCGACTTTATCTCTTAATGTAGATAACTTTTTGATAGTTCCTAAACCTGGATTTGCTTTCTTCCAACAATTTGGGTTGGTCCATTCTTCTCTTTTGTCAAGTTCATAAATAACATACAAACTATGCTCGTCTTTAAAGCCGTTATCGTCAAACAAGCCGTTAATAGCATTCTTGGCATCGTCATATATATCGTCATAAATATCATTTCGGACAGTTCCGGCGGTAGTGGTTATAAGCACAAGTGGTTGTTCTCGTCCGGCAGTGCCATCGGACATAATGTCAAATAAAGCTCTGCCGTTCTTCCACTGATGGAGCTCATCCATTAGGCAACAATGTACATTTAATCCATCAAGAGTATCGCTATCAGATGCCAAAGGCTTGAAAATTCCACAATTATATTCTTCTGAAGATAGCTCATTATGAAGAGTCTTAATTTTCTCGAGTAGAAATTCAGACTTGCGGACCATCCGCTTTGCTTCTTGCCATATAATCTTTGCCTGGTCTTTTTTTGTCGCCACTGCATACACTTCCGGACCCTGTTCACCGTCTGCGATTAACATATACAAACCGACGACTGAGGCTAGTAGAGATTTACCATTTTTCTTAGCGACGATTAAAACAGATAGATTATATTTTCTAAGGCCATCAATACCTACAAAGCCAAATGTAGCAGCTAACCACGCTTTTTCCCAAAGCTCTAATTTGACTAATTGACCACCAAATTTACCTTTTGAATTTCTGCAAAAATTTTCAGCAAATTCTAAAATATGATTGGCTCTTTTGTTAGAATAAAAATACTCGCCAGGGTGTTCAACATCCCAAGCGAGTTTTTTATAAACAGTTCTGACTTTCTCTGATACGACTTCTTCTTCACTTTCGATTTTATCCCAATATTCTAAAATTGGGTTATAATTTAGAGGGTATTTTATAAATTTTCTGCTCATATTTCGTCGCGTGAATTTACGAAATCGTCTAAAAAGTCAATTTTTTCAGTTGGTTTTTCTACCGCTTTTGGTAGCATATCATCAAGTTGTTTGATGAATTTTAAATAGTTTCCAGTCATAGTATTATACAAATCTGCCTCGGGTCTGCGTCTAGAATAAGGAGTCTGATTTTCAGATTGACTAAACATTTCCGTCGTGCCATTTTCTTTCAAATCTTCGGCAAGATATTTCAGTGTTATTCGAGTGAAAGCGGCATTTTCGATAAGTCCAGGCAAGAGGTCTTTTCGCTTGACATCAATATCTTTGTAAACTTCTTCAAGTCGCTTTATTTCTTTCTTGATCTCCCTTTGCTTTTTCTTCGTTAGATCAACTTCTGCCATATCTACTCAACTCCTTTCTGAAAAAGGGGAGGGGGGTCATACGCACGACCTGCGTCTTTTTTCGAGCCCCTCCCTCGGTTCCACAATGGTAAATTTTGGTAAAAAATTAAGGGGGGACTATGAAATTTCCCTCCTTATCGAAATAATATTTTCTTTCTTCACGCTGAAACACATTATGTAACTTGTCGTGACATTCTTTACAAACCCATTCAAGGTTATCTTCATTCAATGTCACGCTTGGGTCGTTGATGTTCTCAGGTGTTAGGTGTTCTTTGTGATGAACTATGTAACCAAGCCGTTCTTTACATTCCTGGCACAAGCCACCATCTTCTAACGTTCTAGTTTGAATGAATGTGTCTCGGCATTTCTTCCATCTTGATGACGAATAGAATGCTCTTGCAAATTCTTTAGCCATTTGCAACACCTTTCTCATTGACGGTCGAGCACCGCCACAAACCAGCAAAGGCGGTGCTCTAATCTCAATGAACCAAGAAAACTATGAGTCGAAATCAATTAGTAGGCTTACTACCTTTTGAGTTCATTATGATAATATCATAATGAAATAGAACTTGTAGAACATTTAGAACACATTTAAAAATATTTAATGGTTCTCTGTACCTTCATCCGTAAAGCTGCCTCACTGCGATTACTGCTATAGTTTTCCAGTTGCTGATGAATTTCTTTCCAGCTTTCTCCTCGCTTGATATAGTGACGGACTGCGTATCTCACTGTACTGTCGTCAATACTATCAATTAGAGTATCAATTAATGTTAGTGTGTCAATTATTGCCGTTATCTTGCTATCAATTAATGCTAACTTGTGTCTATCTGCTGAGGTTAGCTTATGACCCTCAATCCCAACCGGTACTGACAGATACGGATATTCAGTTGATGAACCTTTAACAGTGTCAGTGATAGTCTTGTTTTCAATCTCTTCTTTTTCATCTTCCAGGTCTAACTTTTCTGCCTTCAATCCTGGGTACTTATTTTTAAGTGTTCTAAGTTCTGCGAGTGTCATATTTTCCTCCTTTACTGCTGTACCGATTTTATTTGATTTTGCCTAGAAACTTCTGACCTTTCCACTGTCCATAAGTCAACCTTGTACCGTTCTGACGATTGTACATTTTGAGTTGATGCACTTCTACACAAAGATGGTCCTTAAAATTGCTTTTCTTGCTTCTCTGTTTAGCCAAATGCGGATATGTTAATTCTCTGCACTTGTCACACATTCTGTTCTTACTGTTTCTAGCGGTGAAGATGTCGCCACACAACATACATTCTTTCTTAACTCTCTCACTCATTTTGATTACTCCTTTTTGCGATCAACTGCAAAAGCACTATTTCTGTACTTGTGTTCTTGCTAGTACGATATATTTCTCAATCTCTTCTCTTGCCTCGGCAAAACCACGGCAGACTACGCAGTAGTAACCTTGATTAGCAAGCTCAGTTAACCACTTGTTCTGCAAGTCTGTAGTTTTGTTCTTGCCCCACTTCATTTCGATATACAAACCAAAAAAGCCACCTCTAGCCACCGGCAGAAATAGGTCCGGCACACCTGGTTTAACACCCTCACATTTTAAGTTCATAGCCTCTAACTTGTTCCTACTTCCACCATTTGGGCAGTGATATATAAGTGCTAAATCTTCATAGCCTTTATAAAGTGACATAGTGTTACACCATGCTATTAACTGCTTTTGTTGCTCTGCCTCTGTTGAGGCAATACCTTTATATCTTGTCATTCTCATATTCCTTTCTTTTTACCATCTTGTCATTATGTTACAGATTCTACAACATTCTTCTGAGCCACAATACCATTCACAACTTCTCTTGATACATTCTTTCTTCAAAAGAGGACAGATTTTTTCCGGCTTTTTAATCTGCTTATGTAGCATAACCTCAGTTCCTACATTATTCAAAGCGCAAATATTCAACTTACATTCTGTGCCGGACCTTGATACACATTTCAGTTCCGGAAATTTACATTTCATTGCTTTAACCTTTCTCTTTCATAAAATATTGAGGAATTAAAAAAAGTGAATGAATAACTACAAGCCCAACTATCGTCAAGCGGGCAGTAGTCAGATACAAGAATAAATCCCTTTTCAGGAACATCCACGATTTCGCCTTTTTCCAACTTTGAAAATCGTCTTTTCCCACATTTTACAACCTTGATTTCCGGCTTGGTGAGATTTCTACTTGTCATAAGCCTTTTTGAACCTTTAATATCTTTGCGTATGTATTCAGCTAACTTAAAAAACTGGCCATCTTCGTAAAGTGGTTGTAAATTAATACCGTTCTTCCATTTCCACTGTTCTCTTGCAATTTTTACAATTTCGGCAGATAAGATAATGTGCAAGTGCCAGTTCTTTCCCCGGACACCACATTCGATGAAGCCTATGTATTTAACTTCAAGACCGTTTTTCTTTGCGTGATATTTTGTTCGATTTATAAACTTGTTGACTTCCTTACGAAATTCACTTTCGGTGAAAGTTTCGGAAGGTGCTGAAAAACGCACGAAGTAATCACCGGCTGAGAAGTTGCAACAAATAAGTCTCTGAGTGTTCTTAATAGCTCTTATTTTATTTGCTTTCTGTTGCTGTTCTTTGGTCTTGCAAATATTCTTGCCTCTTGCAACATTTTTCTTGTTACGTGGTTTCAAGCTCTTAATGTATTCAATTTCTGTGAGATACCCACTCCTGATCGTTTTCTTGTAGTAATACATTTACAATTCCTTTTACTTTTTTATTTTTGAGTTTTTATATAATTTCCTCGCTTAATTAATTACTTAAGCAGGATTTACAAGGGCATTTCAGCCCTTGCGCTTTTTCTTAAAATCCTATGAAAGATTAAGTTCCATCTTGTCACAGTATCGAGAAATATCTTCTAGTTCTCTAAGAGTTCCTCGATATGTTTGAGCCTTCGTCGCATAATTTGCATATATCATCAAATGATGATATGAAATAAATCCCGGATGTTCCTTCATAAATTGAATTGTTAAGTCAATTTCTTCTCTTGTTAAGTCGCCTTGTGCCCCTTTTACAAACGCGTGCTGACTAACTTTGATTAATTTTTTCATTTTTAAGCCTCCGCAATTTTCTGTATTAAATTGCTTTTTGCAAATAGCAAGTTCGCAATAGCGATAGCTAACTTCTTCCTTGTCTGTTCATCAGCAACTAAAGCAATTAAACTCTCAATCTTTGCGATTGTTGTTTGAAGATTGTCAAACTGTAGCTTTAAGTTGATAAGATTTTCATCAACTGTAGAAGTTGGCTTCTTAGCAGACTGCTCAAGCTCAGCAATCTTATTTTCATACTCTTGTTGTTTCTGCAACATTTCTTGCTTTAACTTTAACGCAAGTTCCTTGTTCTGCTTTAGTTCTGTTGCAGTTGACTGCATTTCATCTTCGTGCTTTTCACGCTCAGCAGTTAGAGCCTTGTCAATTTCTGTTGAGAGTTTCTCAGCTACTGCATCATCAATTGCAGTAGCTGATTTTTCTCTCTGCTGTACTAATTCAGTTTCTAACTGCTTGTTCTTATTTTCTAAGTTCGCAACAAGTTCACTGTTCTTCTTACTGTCTGCTTTAACTTGCTTGAGCTCTTCTGCTTGTTGTTCAAAGTTGAAAGAGAGTTGTTCGCCTCGACCTTGGAGCCTCTTAACTTCTTCTTTAAGCTCTCTAACTGTCATATCCTCAGCAGATTCAGTAATTTCTTCTCTGTCAAGTGCTGAAACTTGACTTATTAATTCCAACTTGGTGATGCCTAAACTTTCATTAGCTTCTATAAACTTGTTACCGAGTTTTTCGTATGTACTTATATAAGCATAGGCTTGTCGGCTTTTAATGCCTGCTTTTTCTTCTGTGTACTGCTCAAATGTTGAACATCCTAATGAGAGATAAAGCTTTTCGTCTCTCATCGTCTTTAGATTTTGACAAACATTGACTAGTGCCGTTGCAAGCATTCTCTGATTAAGCATTATGCTTGCGTGTAGAGCATTTGCTCTTTCTTCTTTCGTTTCTGCCGGTGTGGCAGTAGTGTTGATTAATTCATTCATTAACTAGCTTTCCTTTCTTTTTTGGGATTTTTATTGTTATGAATATAATCCAAAAATTCATTCATAAATTCTTTAACTTTTGCCGGTGCTGAGGCATTATTTTTTGCCCTGCACTGTATAAGTTCATCATTAAGCGAGATTTCAACGGTACAGTAAGACTTGTCCGGCTCTGACTTTTTTCTTACTACTAATAAGATTGTTTTTCCTTTTAAGTATTTCTCACAATAATTCGTGTAAACGCAATTATTTTGTTGCTGTGCTTCCTCGTACACTTCATCAATTGAGGCAAGTGGGCGAATAGTAAGTTCATTACTGCTGTAAGTGTATTTCTTTTTGTACTTCTTAAGCAGTTTATTAAACTTATTCAGTTTCTGTTCCAACTTTGCTTTTCTTTCTTCATTCTCTTTTTGCTGAAACATTTGGACTGCATTATCGTGAGCGACTTTAAAATCTGAAGGAAATAGGGTGTTTTCGTTATCTTTGCTGATGTTTAATCTATCTAGTAAGATTAAGTAATCATTATAGTCGCGAAAAGTTTCTAGATTTTGTTGCTTGAAGTATTTAACAATCTTATGATAGCTACGATACTTGTGTAGTAGCTCAAGTTGTTCTTGATGATAGATAATAGCCGTACTCCTGAGGCAGTACGCGTCTGTTACAGATATTTTGTTTCTGATAAAGAATAATTCTTCTATAATGGCACTTTGAGTTCTTCCAAGCGGGTTCGGAATTTTCTCTTTGATTTCTCTTAACTCCGCTTTGTTGCATTTGAATACTTCTGCAACTGTAGATTTTCTGAAATTGAAAATTCTTCCTTTAAATCTGGAACCATAATGGTAACAATATCCGTTTTTAAAGTTTACGAATTGTCTTGCAATCGTTTCAAAACCTTCAAGCAGCAATTTCTCCAGTACCGGATATTTGTTACTATAAAATAGAAACAAGACAAGTAACTCGTCTTCATCGCATACACCAGGTTCAAAATTTCTGTACTTATCTAGCTTGGCATATTTTAAACTGGTATTTTTTAAGGCACTATCATTAAAATAAAAATAGTAAGTTGGTTTGTCCCTATAGTGGCCGAATAGGTCATAGCGGCTCATTTTTGGTTCTCTGATTTTGTCAACTTGATAAAAACAGTGCTTTGGATTGTTGATACTGTCAAAACTACAGTATCGGTAATCAGGATATTCGCCCCAATAGGGCTCATTGAGACTATAACCTGCACGCTTCAATATGAGGCTTTCGCCGTTTCGCAAGAAAATTCGCTTATCTTCTGAATAAGTGATCCTTGGTTCGTCAGATACATTAATGTCGTAATCGATACATATATAAAAACTACGAATGAAAGCGCCACCGGCTTTATTTTGTAGAATTACGATATATTCCTTCTGTTCAAGCGTTTTTCTGCCTCGCCAGGCGTCATATTTCTTGACTTGATTGTAGCAGAAGGGGCACATTATCACATCTCTGTGTTTCCAGTCTGCCATATAGTCAATCTTGAAGTTGTAATCGTTGTCAATCAGTCTGTCCGTCTGTCGCTTGTGATATTTTTTGCAAGCGGTACAATAAAAACCGTTCTTATCAGCGAACGCATAGTTATTACATAATCTTTCCTTTATATCTTCCTCGAACTTTTGAGGAAGGGAAGGAGGATTATGTTTAACCATCTCAATAGTTCTCTTGTTCATTTTCTTTGACCTCCGGAAAATTAAAGGAAGTCAAGAAGGTTAACCGGTCCTGCTTGGTCCGGCTCTTGCTTTGACTCTTCAACCGGTACCGGTGCAGTGGCTTGAGTTTCTGCTACTTCATCAGTAGCAAATTCGTAAAATTCCTTGACCCAATTCCAAACGGTTCTATCTTCAATCATTGCGTAGCCGTTTTTGGCTTGTTTCTTTGCTTTACTTCTGACACTGCTAATACAATCAGATAGAGCCTTATTCATTATCTTTTCAGCGTTTTCTGCACTGGTAATGTAGTTATCTATGATATAGCTAGTAATTCTTACTGCTGTATCGTCTTTCATTTTGTCTGCTTCACTATCAATCTTGTTGATAGCCTCTTGTATCTTTGCTTGCTCTTGCTCTTCGAGTTTCGCAACATACTGCATTACATCTTTGTCCATGCTCATAGTCCCTTTCTTATTCTTTTATGATTTTCTTTGTTAACAAGTAGTTAACTGTCAATTCTTCAAACTTTTCTCGCTCTTCATCGCTGATAGGATAGCGAGTTGCCAGTCCGTTCTTAAACTTGTACCGCTCATATATTTTTCTTATATATAAGTTGTTTAAGTTGAGCTTATAGCCGTATGGGTTATCAGTTAAAAAAATAGGACAACCTTTGCAAGTAACATTGATATTCTTCTGTACGATTTTATCTATATTACTTGACATTTAGTTATCCTTTCTTTATACTATAAGTGACGGTTGAAAGACCGCTCACTTTTTATTTTTGAGATAGACACTACTATTAATTTAGTAGTGTCTATTTTTTTGCAATCAACTGCAAAAAGACGGAGTTCTTGATATTTGTATCTTCTTGTAACTTGATTTCAAAAATCTTCTCAAATGCTTCTTTGTTGCTTTTGACTTGCAATCTTGCTACGCAGTATCTAATAGCGTTTCTCACTGCCTGCCAAGTCTTAACTTTGTATTTGCGCTGAATATCCTTGTACAAGCCTTCCATAGACTTGTGCGGGTGTTCGTGCAAGATGTCAACGGCTTCAAGTATGTATCCGTACCCCTTGAAATTCGGAGTTATTCCGATACTACACAATATCTTTTCTGTTTCGTTCATTTTTCTTTACCTCACAAGGCATATTCCAACATTCTCGGCAGTAGTTAGAGTTATTGCAAAGCCCCTCAGTGCCGGTCATTTTGCAGTATTCACTGCCTTTTAACCCTAAACTTCTTACACAAATGTACGGTACACCGTCCTTTTCATTGATAACAATATTTGGAAACTGCTTTAGCGCAATTTCTAAATTGGTTTCAACTTCGTGCTGCTTAGACCAATTCTGCACCATCCTTAATGCCATTGTTGGGTTAAATAATTCAAGTGCTTTACAGTTAATATCATATCTGCTTGCCACTCGCCCTAAAACGCACTTTTCACAGTTAATACTACAACCGTTTGTCATTCGTTGCTTCTCAAGCTGATAATTAATAAAGCTATTACAGTCCATTACAATCTCACTTCTTCCTCTTTTGATTTTCTTTCAACTTTTTGCAGAGGGCTAAAGCACCTTTATGCTCTCTGCCAAGTCGCTGATACTTATCCACATACGGGCAAGTGTTGTTAAGCTCACACTTGAAACATTCACACTGTCTGTCTTTATTCTCGTACATTTTTGATTTCCTCCTTTTTCAAAATGTCACGCAAATGTTAAGCACTGCGGCTGCAATCCAATATGTAGCCATTTTGTAGTCTTTATTAAGTGTATATACTACTGCTGCACCAACATCAAGTACGATAAGCAGTAAAGGAAAGATATATTTTGTACTCATATTTCCTCCGCTTCTACTGTGTGTTCCAGTTCTTCAACTTCCTTGCCTGTAGCCTCGTACACACACTTGTCACAAAATTGGTTCTTTGTGATTGCGTAATCGTACTTGTTATAAGCGCTTTTAAACTCTCTAACATAATCTTTCACCATCTTCGGTACTGTATAAGTTACTAAGATATACAACACCGGAAGCAAGAAGATGCCACCGTACTTAGTGTTGATGCTTATATGACAAGTAAGGCTAATAACTACTATCACCATCATTAATAATAGAAAGACTATTAACTTAATCTTGTTCTTGTTCTTCATCTTCTTGTACCTCTGCCACTTCTAAGATGTCCTTGAATTCAAGAGTTCCATCTTCAAGTTGTTTTTTATAATTAAGATTGACGATTTCGTTCTCAAGCTCATCAATCTTAGTTTTGTATGTATCTTCAACAATCTTAATATCGTTCTTAGCTCTGCTTAGTTGCTTAGATAAGTTAATATTTTCTTGAAATAGCTTTGAATTTTCGTCAGCAATTTTCTGCTTACCGTCTACAATATCAAAAAGATACTTATCATATATCTTACGAATTTGGACTTCCTTGTCCCATTGTGATGTTACTATCACTACAATGATTATTAGTATCGTCATTACTACTATTCCTACTGTGTTCAATATAATCTTCCTTTCTTCGTGAGTAGTAATTACAAGCTATTCCTCTGTCTCGACTCTGACAGTAGATGTGCCTACACTTACTGCAATTACTAGTTCCTTTTATCTTCATCATTGCATTTCAATTTTTTTGATTGTTGATAGCGTCAAAATAAACGCTTTTTCAACATCAAACACTCGCTCAATCGAATCATCTATATATGTGATTCTAGCTATAGCCGGTTGACTGTTGTAAATGCAATCTATCATTTTGAATTCTCCTTTCTTAACATTGCTTCTAGTAAGATTTTTGCTAGGTTTTCGGTTTGTTTTTCGTTAATTTGTACTGCTGAAGGTTCTTGCACTGTTACAAACTGACCGTCAGCAGTTCTTTTTGCGATTAAGGGTTGCATTATCTCACCTCCTGATTAACAAGCCTTTGGTGGCTCTTGTTCATTCTCTGCCTTGGCTGACTCAAGCCCTGCAATAAAGCCGAGAATGTACTGCTTTTCTGCTTCTTTCAACTTTTTCAAATCAAGTGTGATTTGTTGCATTTCAATCTTTTTTGTTGTCATAAAATTACCTCCTAATTAAGTAAACAACTTGTTTTATTGTTGTATGTCGAGTTCTTAACTTGATTATATTGTACTACTTTTATTTTAAGTTGTCAACCTTAAAAACATAAAAAAATCAAAAAAAATCATATTTTATTTTTATAATGCGAGTTGACAACTCATACTATATATTGTATAATAATAACTAGAGAGGAGGTGAGTAACATGTGTGATAGCTTATCAAAATTCAAGCTTGGTGAAAGGCTGAAATTAGTCCGAAAACATTACCATTTATCACAACCTAAATTTGGTGAAAAGTTAGGTGTATCTCGAGATGTTATAAGTAATGTTGAACAAGGAAGAGTACCGTTAAAGCCTTTATTGGCTGAACTAATTTGTTCAACTTTTAATGTTGATATGGTTTGGCTTAACGAAGGAACTGGTGAAATGCTTATCGAAACAGACTTATCTATCTATGAAGACTTAAGAAAAGAATTTTCTTTGAATGAAACGGACTTAAAAATCATTCGCGGAATTCTCTCGTTATCGTCAGAACAGCGAGAAAAGGTAGCAGATGTTATAAGAATGTTGGCCAACACTCTTAACGAAGAAACTGAATAGAGAAAGCAAGAAAGCCCAAGACACATTGAGTGCCTTGGGCTTTCGTTATTCTCACTTATTGATTGCGATATATGCGATTAATATATGTATATATTCGTTCTAACTTGTGAATTTTCACTTTTTCGTTTGTGTTTTGCTTTGCAATAATTTCTATTGCTTTGTTAATGCGTTCGATTAATTCTTCTGCGTTCTTCAT